TTTGACATCTTCTGGTGTATAATGTTTTCTGACAATAGTTTCTGCTAAATTCCACGCATTGTCATTTAACTCAATTTGATCTGCTTTGAGTTCATCATACTTTTGTTTTTCTTGCGTGTCCTCTTGTTCCAAGTGTACTCTCATTCTATTTGCAATTTTATTTCTGTACTCTTGGTTTAGTCTTATTCTAGTCATTTTACCTCTTTCTGTATTTTTATTTTGCATAAATGTTTTTTAACACTTGACAATAGGATTGTCAAGCATTATATTTGATTTAATTATTTAAACCATTTTATGAGTATTAAATAATGGGACAACTTCTGGTTGTAGTACATCACACCGACAATAGTCCGTCTTTGTGCTATGAGCCAGAACTGATCCCTGATCCATCGGGTAGTAAGTTCAGCTATTGCTTAAGAACTGGGAAGATGGATCTGGGATCAGTAGGTGGCTGTGCTATAGAAATGCCTTAAAAATTTCCTATAGGTGAGTTGATCGCACCGAATAAATGCCTGTTGATCGTTGATCCATTGTTAAGTGGGTGTACACCCTGTCGCCGAGATGGCCTATACAATGGATCTGGGATCAGGAATTAAGCCTCAAGCTTCAAGCACCAAGCGCCAAGCTTCAAGCTCCCCGGCCGGCCTTAATGATGCCACAATTA